ATGCCATTAACCGACACAAAAATCAGAAATGCTAAGCCTCATGAGAAGCCTTACTCGCTTCAGGATGGTCAGGGCCTCTATCTTGATGTCAGGCCTACCGGTGCCAAGATATGGCGATACCGGTTCTGGCTGTCACCAAAAAAAGACGGGCGCTATACGATAGGCGAGTACCCTGGCGTCTCCCTGGCTGATGCCAGAAGAGAAAGAGAGTGGGCAAGGGAACAGGTTAGGCAGGGAAAAAATCCAACCATCGTCAAAGACACTGAAAAGCTGATGGTTATGGGTGATGCAGCGAACACCTTCAAATCAATCGCTGAAGAATGGTATGAACGAAAGTGCCAGACCTGGGCAGAGAAAACTCAGATAGTTAATCGTGGATTCCTGGATAAGCACATCCTGCCCGCAATAGGGAAGATACCAGTAAAGGACGTTAAAGCGGCGCACATACTTGCATTGATGCGGAAGCTAGAGAAGGCAGGGAATGCTTATTCCGCAGGAAAGGTGAGACAGATATGTTCAGCCGTTTTTTGCTACGCCGTCGCCACACTGAGAGCTGAAGTCGATCCATCGTATGCCCTTCGCGGCGCGGTGATGCAGAAGCCTACTACACACGCAAGACCGGCAACTACAGAAGAGCTTCGTCAGCTATTTGTCTCGCTAAAAAATTACAAAAGCCCGGTCATGGTTATCTGCATAAAAATGCTGGTTATGACATTCGTGCGTCAACAGGAACTTAGGTTTGCCAAGTGGGAACATATCAGCTTAGAAAAAGCCGAGTGGATAATCCCAAAAGAAGTGATGAAGAAACGCCGCGAACACCGCGTTCCGTTGTGTGACCATGTTATCGCATTGCTGGAAGAACTTAAACCACTGACAGGTGATAAAGAATATCTCTTCCCCAGCCCATCAAAGCCGGGCCAACCAATTGCCAAAACCACCATTAATCGCGCTATCGAGTATCAGGGGTTTGCAAGCGGTGAGATAACCGGGCATGACTTCCGCGCCACGGCATCCACCGCTTTGTATGAGCAAGGCTTCAGGCCAGAAGTGATAGAAGCACAACTGGCTCATCAGCAAAAGAATAGGGTAGCTGCCGCGTACAATCATGCGGAGTATATGAAAGAAAGAAGGGAAATGATGGATTGGTGGGGAGGTGTTATTGCTGGCCTGATCGAGGACAAGAAGTGATTTTATCCTTTATCCACGCATCGACTTCACTGGAAGGCCATCGAACGCTCCTGCCAATCTTAACAGGACGTGGAAATTTACCGTCTCGCATCCATTCATAAATGGTAGGCTTCTTGTAGCCGGTTGCCGCGCACACATCGGTGATCGGCATGAGTGTATCGCTCATTGTTATATCCATTCGATTATCTCCAGGCGTAAAAAAGCCGCCATGAGGCGGCCTGTTCGATGCAGTACTTCTGCGTTGGCTTATTAATCCTCTTCATCGCAATCATCAAGTGAATATCCTTTCAGTTCTTTGCATAGGCGATTTTCCATTTCTTGATGATTTTCCCTCTGCTCGCCGCTGATAAAGTTGTCGATAACCAACCCCGATGAATACGTTCTGTCCCCAAAGAACCATCCGCCCTCATCGTAAAATTCATGGAAAAACTTCAGTTCAGGGAACCAGCTAACCAATTCGTTGATAATTGGCTCTGGAAGCGACCATGCCGTATCAAACTTGATGACCAGCTTTTCGTCACTGCGCTCCACGATTTCCATATCGTAGGCATTCCAATTTGTGCCCCATCGCGCCGTGTTGAACTTGTGCCAGTTGCGCCCGGTCTTTTCTTCTCGGCTTCCAACCGTAAGTTCATCGCCATTAAAAATGAAGGCGGGGGCGGGGATAATCAGGTTGAAGTCGAAAACATAATAGGGTTCAGACGCTTCACACTCAGCGATGCGCTTTGCCCAATTCAGGCGCTCTAACGAATCTATAGATGAATCAGAAGCACGTTCGCGCCAGAAATCAGGAATCTCGCATTTTTCTTTTCGGAAGCAACCAGCAAATAGCTCTGCAATTGACTGCGAGTCACCTGTAATTGTCAGACGGTTTGTTACATGATTTGCCATAACTTACTCCATTAAAAAAACCGCACTCGGCGGGTCATGGTGTTAACTCAAAATTGTCATCCCACGGGGGGAATGTCTGCATCCTTCCATGCGACATGATGTACTCCGTCGCCACAGCCATTGAACTTGGCTTCTCGAACTCAAGCATGAACACATCATCGTAAGCCTTCCCTAGCCACCACCCGCCGCCGTACTCCTTCGCGCGCTGAATGAGCACCCACCGACCGGGAGTAATGCGGTGATGTAACTCCCTATAAAAATGCAAGCAACGCCTGAAGCAACTAAATCCACTATAACCTTCGCCATTTCCTCTTTGCTGCGTACAGTGAGATTATTTTTCATCACGACTTCTTACCATCGGCTGAACGCCCGCGCTTTACTCTTAATTCGTATGGCGAGCGGTAGGCGTCAACTGAGCTGACTATGCCATTTTCAAAGCGCTCACCGTTTGCCACGTCGATCAGACGCTTAACATGGCTGTATTTTTTCAGCATGTGACGGTGACGCTCAGCGGGGGTCATGCTGGCGAGCAGCTCATTTTCTTTTTTACGACTTCTGCTTTTTCTTCGTGGCATGATGATACCTCCTGAGTGGAGTATATCGCTTATCCGGCGTAATAGGTCAGCCGTGATGGTGGCTCACTTACTCACCCCCCCCCTGTCTCAAGATTGATGCCCGCGGCGGCGGCTAATTTTTCAGTTAAGAAAAATTCCTCTTTCTCCGCTAACGTTCCAAGATACCCTCGCGTTGAACGACCGATAATTTGCCTTGTGCGCAGGTCTTCCCATTCAGTAAATTTACTCTCACTGTGAGGATGTACGTTCATCTTGGAAACGGCGCTGTAAAAATCAGACTCGCCAACTTTAACCATGATTTTCATCCTCGCTTGACATGGATTGTTCGCTGCGAGCCTTCCAATATCCGTCATAAAATCCATCACCATAAACCACTGGCCTGTTGACTTGCAGATTAGATACGCATGCCTCCAGCTCCGCGTTGCGATTCTCTGCTGCTTCCAGCGCTGCTATCAGCTCAAGCACCGCTTCAGGAGTGCATAGCCGAAAAAACAATTCGTCAGCCTCTCCGTTGTCGCCAACAAATCCGTACTCGTTGTTTTTGTGGTCTGTCAGGAGCACCAGGGAGCCGTCAGCACCGACGCAGCGATATTTGATACTCCCGCTGCCGTCGATTCTGTCGCCGACGCGCCCCGGCGTAGCGGCCAGCGCCGCCGCTTTCAGTTTTGCTGTGTCGGTCATGCCGCACCGCCCTGACGCAGCCAGCGGTTGAGGTATTTGTTGTTATTCACAGATCCGAAGCTGTTGCGTTTCATCAATTCTTCGCGGCTCGGCATCGGTGGTGAGTTCCTTTTTTCGTATTTCGGCGCGCTTGTTCCGGTCGCGTTTTGTGATGGGTCGTAATAGTCATTCATAAGAGACTCCTTAATCGCTACGAACGTGACCGTATCGACCGAGGAACTGGCGCATACGGTTATCTGTTTCTTCAGGGCGGCGAGGGCCGGTGGTGACGAATCCGGGCATAAACGATGCTGCCAGGTTGTCGTCCCAAAGCTGCCGGTCAGCCAGCGCATCAGCCTGGCGTGTCATGCGAGCTTCCTTGCTCTCGGTTTCGTGTTGCTTTCCCAGCGTCTCTTGCAGGTGTGCTTTGATTCGCGCCAGCACCTCTTCTTTGGTGCCGGAGCGTTTTGGCGGGCGTGCGTATCCCGCCCCGGGAAGAGGTGATGACATTTGGTTGGCCTTATTGGGTTAAATCAGAAGGGGATTGAATCGTCGAACTGCTCAGAGCCCGATGTTGTTTGCGACGACTGCTGATGGCCTGACGAAGCGAAGCCTACTTTCGCATTCTGAAGCTCAAGCGTGATGGTTTGTCCATTGTTTCCCTGGTAAACATCAACCTTAATGCTGTCGCCAGTTAACTCCACGATAGAGCCTTCAACCAACACGCTGCGGTAGTAATCCGCTTGCGGCCCCGGCTTTGCAAACACAGCGGCGCTGTAGTTTGTCCACTCCTTTTTCTTGGACTGCCTGTCGTAATACTGAACGCCTGCGCGGACATTGAATCCGATGCTTTCGCCTGCCTGAAACTCTCTTGCTGGTTTGTTGAGTTTTACTGTTATTGAGTGCGCCATTACGCTTCCATCCCTTCAAGTTCATCTTTGCGAATGTTGTAAATGTCCTGAGCCTTTTGCTGCTCAGGCGTACCTTCCAGCATCTTCCACGCTTTAGCGAAAGCGCCCTTAAGCTCTGCGACGCTATTTTTTGCAGATGCGGCCTCAGTAAACGCTTTTAAAACCTGCTCGGGCGAGGCCGGCTTTTTAGCCGGCGCGTTGCTTTCCTGCCTGGATTGCTGCTGTTTATGCTCGTCAGTATCCGCATCCTTTGCGTCATCAATGCCAAACAGCCCGTTAAGGCAGTACTTGCGGGCATATGAGCTTGTCGCGCCGGTAACCTGAGCTGCGTCCATTCCTTTTTTGCTTTCCTCCTCGCGAGCCATTGCAGTGGCGGTGTGGCAGGACTCACCATCGGTAATAGTGGCCGTCGCTTTCACGTAATAGCGATCACCAATCAGCACAATCTCATCGCTGATTGACAGGAACAGTCCATCCAGAAGCGGCTTAACACCCTCAAGAATGTCCTCGCAGCTGCGATATTTATATTTGCCGAATGAGTTGTACTGGTTTTTCGGCGCGTTAAGGTGGGCCTGTATTTTTGCCAGACGTGCATAAAACTCTTTGCTCATAGAAACCTCAGAACGGCGCAGGGCCGAGTAATTCACGAACGTTCATGCGCTCAAGTTGTGCCGCGAGCAGCGCAAGTTTTTTCTCCCTGCGGTCGCCAGCTCGGCGGTATTCGAGCGCCATCTTGATATATGCTTCACGCCATATCTTGCTGATCGCAATCGTCGACGCGAGACGGGGAGGATTTGTTGTCATGTTCGGATTCCTGCTCTGAGTAATTTTCGAAAATGTCATGGACAAGCCGATAGAACTGCTCATCCGTCATGTCGCGAGGGTTGAGGTGCTTCATTGCGGCCTCCGGTACCAGGGCATGCTCACTGCCTGCTTCATCTGCTGATTGGCCTGTAGCCACATCCCGGCGTCACCGAGGAAGCGCGCGATAACTGCTTTGCTCTGCGCGGCTCGTAAAGCGCTGTGGTTTACATGTGGCATAACGCCTCCAGTTGTTTGCGAGCCGCACGGATAAGGCGGCGAAAGCGTTTGGATAATTCGGATTCGGTCGGGTAATAGGCGGACATGATGCCGCCACCCGATAGCGATAATTGCATCATGGTGGGATTCCTTACGGTTAAGTGGGCATAGCGAAAACGCCTCGAATGAAGCGCTGTTGATATGCGAGCCGCCTAAACGGCTCTGAGTTTTTTCACGTAATTCATGCATGCTGTAGGGCTGCAAGTTCGCCAATTGGCTTTATGCTGCATCCGCTTGCTTGGTGGGTAATAAGCAACGGTGCCTTGCGGAGTACGAAATATCAGAGTGTTTTCTCCCTCTTCGAACTCAACACCATTACGCTGAAAGAATGCCTTCATCCTTTCATGTGCTGAGTTCCGCGCAATCCTGCGGCGTTCTTTAAGTTCTGGCTTCCAGTCCCGCCAGAATTCACCCATATCACCCATACTTCCTCCAGGCGAAAAAAAGCCCCGACTAGCGGGGCGAACAGACAACAAGGGATATTTCTCCATTTAACCAGAACAGGCCTTCGTCTCCTGTAGTGGTTATGATGCGGCTTGCATCAGATAACCGACTCCATGAATCGGCTATCGGCTGCTATTCAGCACTTTCAGCGAAGTCCTCGATTAGCTCATCCAGGCAATCGTCAGTCATGGCATCCATTCCCTGTGCTCGCTGCATGACTTCAATCGCATCGTCTGGTGAGAGGTCAACTGCAACCAGAAACTCAGCAACGGCAAGCTTTGCAACGTAATATTCATTTTCCTGCATGCACTGGCTGAACACTGCGCTTACTGCATTTGTTAACCTGATCATCAGGTCATTGTTATCGCAACATTCCATTCACTCCTCCTCGCCGATTGCTTTAGCTCGCACGCCGCAATTTTCTTGTTTCCTTTTGCCATTCAGAGGCCGCTGCCACTGCGTCCTCACCATCGAATACCTGATTATTCGGGTCATTTTTAGCGATGACTTTCGGTCGCTTTTCGTCGATAGCCTGAAACACCCAGCTTGTTTCGCTTTCCTTGAGCACATTCCCTGAAATTAACCATCCATTTGATTTTGCGTGTATAGCCATACCTCACCTCAGATAAGTGGCTTGCTGCCAAAAAGAAAGGCCGACTATGCGGCCTTATTTCCCGTTGTGTAAGTGACGCAAGGCATTAACGCGCGGCCAGTAATATTTCGGCTTGGCACGCGATCCGGGTTTTGGTCCTACACAAACGATATAGCTTTCTTCTTTTCGCGGCAGACCAGGAGCATCAAGCTGACGGCCAATTTCGAATTTCCGGACGTTAACACCGGCTGGGATAACCTCGACAATGACTCCTATTTTTACCTTGGTGAATCCGCTTGCTGAGCTTGACCATTTAACTTCATCGTTCAATTTGAATTTCATCTTTCACCTCAGTCGTAATAAGCAGGAATCGATTTGCCGCGCATTTTCTGGTGCGCGTTAATCAAGTGGGTAGGGTGGTTAACCGGCTTGCGATTAGCCGGGTTACGCTTGCGTTCGGTTACTTCCGGCTTCTTGTCGCGGAGAGCTACGAGCGAAGTGGCTCGGTCAACGCGGCTTGCATGCTTGCGTGATTCTTCCTGAGAAGCGTCAGGAGCCTCGCAACCTAAAATTGAGTCGATGATATTGCCGATAGCGTCACGCTCGATAGCGAGCTTTCTGCGCCGCTCATGACGGCGAGTTTTAGCGTTACCAGCTGATACTGAAGAACCGTATTGGATAACCGTCATGGCTTTTTCCTCGTGTGAAATGGCTTTTGAATCGCCACGGGTTTAACTGAATCGCCACGGGTTTAACAGACACCTCAGAGTCATTTAAGATGGCTTAAAGAGAGGTGCCCATGAGCGGTAAGCGTTATCCCGAAGAGTTTAAAACTGAAGCGGTCAAACAGGTTGTTGATCGCGGTTATTCTGTTGCCAGCGTTGCAACACGTCTCGATATCACCACCCACAGCCTTTATGCCTGG